GAAGCACAAGGGAGCGGGTCGTACATTATTGAGGGTCAACAGCCGAAAATCATCCAACGAGGCCACGGCTACAATCAGGGTGGCGAGCATGATATCGCCCCGACATTGACCAGCAACAGCTGGCAGGAAAACAATCATGTTAAGGTTTATGATTTTTACAACCGAAAAACCAAAGACGAGGTTGGCACACTCACTGCCAGTGGCCATCAGGGGAATACCAAAGCAGGGACATTCGGCATATTAGATGGTATCCGCATCCGCAAACTGACACCTCGCGAGTGTTGGAGGTTGCAAGGTTTTCCAGATTGGGCGTTTGATAGAGCCCAGGCAGTAAACAGTAATAGTCAACTATACAAGCAAGCTGGCAACTCGGTCACAGTTAATGTGATTGAGGCGATAGCGAGAAAATTGGAGGAAACAGATGAACAAACAGGAAGCGATTGAGCAATTAGAGTGGAACGTTGTGAGAACGACAGATTTTGACAGAGCAGAAGATGTTGTGGTATTCGAAAAAGCAAAAGAAATAATCTCCCAAATCCACGAACCGCAGAAGGTTGTGGTGCCGAAGTTTATCGCTGATAGTATCGAATATTGCAAAAATGAAGAAGGGTATGGATTGCTCCGTGCAATGGATTACTGCGATGAATACAATGATACTGGCGAATGGTTAGAGCGCCCAGAAAACCAAGAAACATTCGCCTGCGCTTGGCTCTTCGGCTACGAGATTGAGCAGGAGAAACTGTATACGGTGGAGATACCTGACCCAAATCGCCCAGATATTGCCACATTCTTGTATAAAGAAAACGGAAAGGTATTTATTGGAACTGATATCTTTTTGGATGAGGTACCCAACTATAAATGGAAAAATGAACCAGAAAACCAATTAACCGAATCCGAAATCAAAGAGGATTTTGAGTGGGCTTGGCAGTTTAGAGAAGAAGTAGATTAAGGAGGCGAACAAATGACAACAGCACAAACTTATTTTTATGTTTTTGACCAAAATAATTCTGGAGGTTACTTTGTAATTGATGAAAATGTAACGTCTGAAATCATTATTGAAGCTACAGAAGAGGCAAAGGCATTAGAGCGATTAGAAGAAATTCTAAGCCAAAAACCTAAATATATGGAATACTGTTCTTGTTGTGGTGAGCGTTGGTATCCAGAATACTCTGATGTTTACACATGTTATTGGGTTAGTGATGAGCAGTATGAAGAATTTGAAGAAGTAAGACATGGGCATGAGGCTATGTTCTATCCTTTGGATGGAGAGCATAGACTTATACCTTGGTCGAGGTATAGTATGTATGAGTATCTTCCTAAAAAGGAGGTAAATGGATGAATGGACCTATCTTAGATATTTTACTTAATCTAATAGTTCTATCTGGGCTGATAGGAGTGTTGCTGCTTATGTGGATACTTATTATCAGCATGATAGGTTTATTTTTGAAAGAGGTAAAAACGACACCGAAGTCTAAGGAAGAGGTGGAGTAATGGAAAAAGATATTGAGTTACTTACGGAATTAAAAGGACAATTCGTTGAAGCGATGGTAGTAGAAAGTAAAAAACTACTATTCAACGGAAGTGTATTAGATAAGTATGGTGAGTATATTAGGGCTTTGTCAAATGCTATAAAAATGATGAAGGAGGCAGAAAATGACTAACGAAAAAAGAGCCGTTTGGCTCTAGTCGAAAATGTAGTTGTAAAGTTGGACGACTTTTTGAAAAGTCCAAGTGTCTAGCTGGGTAATTTTACTAGCATTTCGTGCCCTGAAATCAAAGGTATAGAGCTGCATTGGGTTGACAGCCCCATCTACCTTGTCAGAATGGATAGGGACAGATAAGCCGCGGCTTTCCAAAGCTTTTGCTCCGTGAGTGATAGGGCAGACAGCGACAAATCCTGTCATCTGATTGTACTTGTGACTGGAGACAACAAGGGCTGGTCTGCGTTTCTGGATTTCCTTTCCAAGCGAAGGGTCAAAGTCAATCCAGATGATGTCTTGTTTCTGGGGTATATACTTATCCTTCATTGTCAAGCAAGACCACCCCTTCAAAGTCGTTGTCCATGATGAACGGTTCCATGTTATCAAATGGATTTGGAATTTTAGGTGCAAGCACGATGACATCATCAATGCCCTTGTAGACAATAAACTCCTTGCCTTCAGCGACGTTCAATTCTTTTGGAATGGTGATGGCAAGTGAATTACCAACTTTACGTGTTTTAACTGTGTTCATAATATGTCCCCCTGTTTGTGTACACTAAGTATATACAAAATAAAATAGGAAGTCAAATAGAAAGAGGTAAACAATGACTGAAAAACTAGGCGTACTACTGGTCGATGTGCCAGATATAATGTTTTTTAAATACAACTACATTATAGACACAGAAGAAGCTGGCACGAGTACATTTATTATAAATGGAACAGATTTTTTAGAAAAATTAGAGAGGCTAGCCTACAAATGCACCCAAGAAGAAGCTAAAAAATACCCACAGTTTAGGTGGGTAGCGTTGGAGGATTTATAATTCTAGGCTTTCCGACTGTCGCAGATCTGTGGGTCATTCTACCCAAAATAAAAAAAGAAGTATTACAAAATTGGAGGAATAAAACAATGTATGAAAATGAATTTCAAGTAACAAAACGTCAGATAGCAGCAGGCGCTACAATTATTGGACTTATTATTTTTGCAGTATTTTTTAGATTGACCGCAGTTGTCAAAATTCCAGCAAATACCGTAGGTGTGAAGGTGTCGGCATTCAACGGAGTACAAGAAAAAACTTTACAGACGGGCTACCATCTGAAAGTCCCGTTTGCTGATAAGGTGTATAAGTTGCCGACATCCGTTCAGACAAAGACCATGGAAGCTATCACGACACAGACGAAGGATGGTCAGTGGTTGAATACTAATATTGACGTTAAATACAAGGTCAACAAGGCAGAAGCTATGACTGTGTTTACTAACTACACAGACCTAGAAAATGTGAGTAATAGCGTTGTCGCTCCAGCTGTGCAACGGGCCATTGAATCCGTAACTGGCGAGTATGATATTTACGAAGTACTAGGCTCTAAGCGTACAGAAGTTTATGGCAAAATTGACCAGAAGCTAAAAGAGCGGTTCGCAACAGATAATTTGGAATTTGTGTCATTCACTATCACAGACCAAGATGCAGGCGATGAAATCGAAAAAGCCATCAAGGATGAATCCGTTAAGCAGAAACAAGTAGATTCAGCTAAGCAGGATCAAGAGAAAGCTAAGATTGAATCAGAAACCAAGAAAATCCAAGCTCAAGCAGATGCAGACGCTGAGGTTATCAAGGCTCAAGGTCAAGCAAAAGCCAACGCTGAATTGAATAACTCTATCTCGGATAATTTGATTCGAATGAAAGAAGCTGAGGCTCGTTTGGAGCATGGCTGGGTTGAAGTTATCACACAAGGGGATGTGATTACGAATCAAGAGTAACAAAAAAGCCAAGGCACTCTCTGCCCTGGCTGTGGTAAATAACTCACATACATTATACCACAAAAAGGAGACAGAGAGTGAACAAGGCTAAGGCTATATTAAAGGATTTGAGAAATTTAGATTTGTACATCGCTAGCTTGATTAGACGTCGTGAAAAAATCGAAGCCTCTTTACTATCTAGTCCAAAGTGGACAGCGGATAAAGTTTCGGGCGGAGCGAAAAAGAAGCAGGATGATGTCTATGTTGAATTGATGGCAACCGCTGATGACATAGAAAAGAAAACCGCTGAAGCTATTAAGAAACAACGTGAACTACAAAATATAATAGACAATTTAAATGATGACACCAGCAAAACAATTCTAAGCCTGGTTTACATTGACAAGATGTCTATGTATGATGTGATGGACGAAATGAGAATTAGTGACAGGACATATTACAGATTGCTAAGGATTGCCAGGAAAGAATTGGAGCAAGTTTGGCAGTAAATGGCAGTTTTTGGCAGTAATTGTCAGTGCATGGCAGTTTTATTCTGCTAGAATGGTAGTATCAAGAAATAAGGGTAAGGCAGTAAGCCTTCTCTGATATGGAGAGTTGGCAGAGTTGGTCGAATGCGCCCGTTTGCTAGACGGGTGGCCGCCTACGTGCGGTCCGTGGGTTCGAATCCCATACTCTCCTTTTGGGAATACAAGGTGGACTCCTCTGCTCGGTTGAAAGTCCTAGGTTCCGAAGGCAGTTTTGTCGCAGGTTCGATTCCTGCTGTTCCCGTGTCAAGAGCAAGTAACCCTTGAGAGGTCCTTGGCTCGGAGGTCTGGTCAATCGCATATCGGACCAAGACCTAATATGCATTAGTCACACAACGAAGTGTGGCTTTTTATTTTATTGAGGAACGGAGGTGATAAGATTGCTAAAAATTGAGTATGTGCCAATCAACAATATCTTCCCTTATTATAATAATGCCAGAAATAATGATGGGGAAGCTGTTAAAAAAGTAGCAACTTCAATAAAAGAGTTTGGTTTTCAACAACCTATCTTAGTCGATGAAAACAATGTGATAATAACAGGACATACAAGGCTCAAAGCCGCGCTTGCCTTAGAACTTGAGGCCTTTGAAACAATTGACATGTCAGATTTTGGTTTTGATTTATCGGGTTTTGAATTAGCTTCGGAAGACGAACTCCCAATAAATGAGTTACGTAAGGATGGGATAATTGACAAAGAACATTACAGTGAATCACATAGAGAAACCACTGTCAACCAATATAATTTGCGTGATTATGACGCAACTCGTGTCGACGGTAAATATAACATTCCATCACTTGAGCCGGTTACCTATGTGCCGAGTAAATTACAAGGTTTTAACTATATCCTTAACAAGCCTGATTATTCTGCTGGGATACACTTTTTTCTAGATGACTATCAATTCGAAAGGATTTGGCAGAGGCCAGAATTTTATATCGAAAAACTTACTGAATTCGATTGTGTCTTAACGCCGGATTTTAGTCTTTACCAAGACATGCCGATAGCTATGCAGATTTGGAATGTGTACAGGTCTCGATTAATTGGACAGATGATGCAAAACTATGGTTGTACAGTTATTCCGACTGTATCTTGGTCACGTCATGAGAGTTTTGTATTTTGCTTTGATGGTTTACCACGAAATGCAACTCTCGCAGTATCAACGATCGGGGTTAAAAAATCTTCTGAACAGATGGCTGTATGGCGCTCTGGTATGGATAAGATGATCGACGAGTTATCGCCAAAACAGTTGATTGTTTATGGCGGCGAAGTTGAGTACGATTATAGAGACATAGAAGTTTTTTATTTCGATAACGAAACAACAAAAAGAATGAAAGAGAAAGGAACGTAGTCATGGGAGGCAGAGGCGCTAGTATCGGTGGAGGAGTAAAAAGTGCAAGTCAGTGGGCGAAGGCTATAGAAGAATCCAAGAAAAACGGACCAAGTTCTTATCGCCTAAAGATGTACAAAAAATTAAAGGCAGAACGTGATAACGCAACGGGAGCAGCCAAAAAAAGAGCTCAAAAAAATTTCGATAACTTTAACAAAGGGAAAAAAATACACGACGAAGCTCTAAAGAGAAGTAATGAGAAAAGAAGAGCTAGACTTGATAAACAGAGAGAGGCGGCTAGAGAAGCGTGGGCCCAAACTACCACCACAACATACGAAAAATTCAAAAAAAGACAGACAAGCAAATTCAATGACTGGTATTTTCAAGGTAGATAGTTCTTGGACGCTAACAATGATATAGATAATTTTTAGAATGAGAGAAGTGAGGCGATGGCAAATGGACAAAACTTGATAGTCCCAAGCTCGGACGAAGCTCGAAAAAATGGAAAAAAAGGAGGCATCGCTTCCGGAAAAGCTAGAAGAAAAAAATCAAATCTAAAAAAAGCTTTTGAGACTATTTTACAGGCGGATGTAACAAGTTCAGTTGCCAAAAAACAATTAGAAGATTTAGGTTTTGAAGCAACAAATGAAATGGCTGTTGCAATGATTATGATGCAGAAGGCTATGAAAGGCGATGTTAGAGCTTTTGAACAGATTAATAAACTAGTTGCTATAGATACAAAAGCCCGATTGGATAAACAAGAACAACGAGAGCGTATAAAAGCTTTGCAACTAGAAAACAAAAAGCGCGAATTATCGTTGGAAACTAACGAAACACATGAAACTGCACTTGATAGACTGTTCGATAAACTAGAAGAGGAAATAAATGGGAATTGATAGACTATACCACGATAAGCAACTCAGCATCTTAAAACGGGCCTTGCGAGAAGATTGGTACATGATGATAAACCATGGGGCTGTCCGTGCAGGTAAAACTCAACTTGATAACGACCTGTTCCTCATGGAGTTGCGTAGAGCTAAAAGGAATGCTCTAAAGGATGGTGTCAAAAAGCCTATGTACATCCTTGGCGCAACTAGTGCAGGTACATTGCGGACTAACATCTTGCAAGAACTATCAGAAAAGTATGGTATAGATTTCAAGTTTGATAAGCATGGGAACTTCACGCTCTTTGGTGTGTATGTGGTTACGACCTTCACAGGTTCTGTCGCTGGTTTGCGTGCCATCCGTGGTATGACGGCGTACGGAGCTTATATCAACGAAGCGACACTGGCCAACAAGGAAGTCTTTGATGAAATCCGCAAGCGTTGTTCAGGTTTTGGCGCTCGTATCATTTGCGACACTAACCCAGACCATCCGAACCACTGGCTAAAGAAAGACTACATTGACAAAGCAGATGACAAGAGCATTATCGCCAACCACTTTACGATATTTGATAATACCTTCTTAAACCAGCGGTATATCGAGAACCTTATCGCAACAACGCCTAGCGGTATGTTTACAGAACGTGGTATCTACGGCCGTTGGGTCAGCGGGGAAGGAGCTGTCTATCGTGATTTCAAGGAAGACATGCTCATATCTAGCAAGGACATTTCGACAGCCGAGATTACTACTTACTACGCTGGTGTTGACTGGGGATATGAACACCACGGGGCCATCGTTGTCTGTGGACAAACGGCAGATGGTAGAGTCTATCTCTTAGAAGAATACTCGGCGCAGTATCAAGAAATTGATTACTGGGTGGAGATTGCCAAAGACATCAAATTACGGTACGGGAATATCTATTTCTACGCCGACTCCGCCCGTCCTGAACATGTCGCCCGATTTGAACGGGAACATCTAAAATGTGTGAATGCAGATAAATCTGTTCTGAGTGGAATTGAACAAGTGGCTAAGCTGATGAAGCAAGGTCGCTTTTTTGTTTGTTCGGAAAAGGTTGAAAAATTCAAAGATGAAGTCTATCAGTATGTCTGGAATGAGAAAACGGGCGAGCCAGAAAAGAAGAATGATGATGTACTGGATGCACTTCGTTATGCTATTTATTCGCACATGGCTAAACCAAAAGCCAAAGTCAAACGTAAATCGCTATTTGGCTTGTAGAAAGGATCAAAATGGAAGAAACATTAGTCTATAGTCGCTCATTGTACGATGAGCAGAATTTGGATAAAGATATCATTTACAAATTGATATTAAAGCATGACCAGACAAGTAGTAAACTCAAGAAGCTAAAAGATTACTACTTGGGTAAGCACGCAATCGAAAATCACACACGCAGAAGCAACCTGCCAAACTTTAAGACAGTCGCCAATCACGCCAAGGACATTGCGGATACCGCCACAGGTTACTTTATGGGCAATGCTATCCGTTATCCTAAGACCGACGATATGGACATTGAAGACCTGTTAGAAGCATTTGATAGTGCAGATGTTGATTCGACAGACTCAGACAATGCTTTGAACATGGCAATCTATGGCAGGGCTTATGAGTACATCTATGTCAAAGAAGGTGAAAATGAGCTGGTAACACGTAGTTTAGAACCAGAGAACACTTTTATTGTTTACGATGATTCGATTGAGCAGAAACCCTTGTTTGCGGTCTATTACTATCAAACAAAGGACGATGTGACGGAAGAAAGTTATTATCAGGCCCAAGTAGTGACTGAGACTCTGCAATACAGCATGTCTTTGCGAGAGCAGAAGAAGGAGTCGGAAGAAGGTGTCCCACATAATCTTGAGGGGCTGCCAATTATCGAGTATCGAAACAATCGCTATATGGTTGGTGATTATGAGCAACAGATTAGCTTGATAGATGCGTATAACTCGCTGATGGGCAACCGTGTGAATGACAAGGAACAAGCTATCGAGTCCATCTTGGTCTTGTATGGTGCAGCACTTGCAGACACGCCAGAAGAAGCAAGGGAAGCAATGGAGATACTGCGAGAAGAAGGTTTGCTGGAATTGCCGAAGGACGCAAGTGCTGAGTTCTTGAAGAATGTCTTGGATGAGGCTACGGTCGAAGTACTTCGTAAGGCGCTGAAAGAGGATATTTACACTTTTAGTCACGTCCCCAATCTCTCAGATGAGAATTTCGCAGGGAATACATCAGGGGTAGCTATGGAATTTAAGCTTTTGGGCCTTGAAATGATTACCAAGACCAAAGAGCGATACTATATCAAATCTTTACACAAACGCATACAGATTTTTGCGAGTTATTACAACTGGTCACAGATTTACGAAAATGCTAAGGCGATTATTCCGCAGTTTAGCCGTGGTTTGCCGAAGAATTTGTTGGAACTTTCCCAAATCATCAGCAATCTTAAAGACAAGGTCAGTCTGCGCCAACTTATTTCGCTCTTGCCGTTTGTGGAAGACCCAGATGCAGAGATTGAGGCGCTTGAAAAAGAAAAAGAGACAGCGCAGGAAGAGCCTATATTTAGCCAGAATTTGCCTTATGAAGAGAGTGTGACAGATGGACAATCAGAAGTATTGGGAGAAGCGGAAAGCCCAGAGGATGGTTCAGGCGATGGACCAGGCAGAGCAAACCGCAAAGCAACTCGACGAAATACACAAGCTGGCAAGTAGGCATATCACTTCAAAGATTGACCAGATTTTTGAGAGTTATCGCAGAGACCACGGACTGACGGAAGATGAAGCTAAGAGGGTACTGGCTAATGTCAAGGATTTATCCGATATTCGGGAGTTAAAATCAGCTTTACAGAATACAACTGATAGTGAAGAGATACGGCAATTGCTTATCTCACTCGATTCGGCTCCCTACGCTTCCAGAATTGAGAAATACGAGGCTTTACAGAGGGAGGTGGATAATTTACCCACCCGACTGTATAAAGCCGAAAATGAGGCATCTAGGGCCTTCTATGATGAGTTCATTCCAGATGCTTACTACCATTCGATTTTTGATTTGCAACAGCAGTCTGGTGTGGCATTTGCTTTTAACAGGATTGACCCAGAGGAAATCAGAACTATCCAGCAAATGCCATGGCTGGGGGCGAATTACTCTGAAAGGATTTGGGGCAATACTCAAGCCTTAGCAAACGAATTACAAAAGCAATTGGCAGTCAGTCTGTTAACAGGTCGGTCAGCACACGAGACCGCAGAAGTAATAAATGCCCAATTCGGAAAAGGTAGTTACAACTCACGCAGGCTGGTGCGAACAGAGGCCAGTCATTTCCATGCTGAAATGGAAGCTCTGGCGTATGAAGAAGCAGAAGTTGAGCGCTATAGACTTGTGGCTGTGTTGGACTTGAGGACATCAAGTATTTGCCGAGAGCATGACGGAGAAGTCTACTTGGTCAGCGAAAGAGTGAAAGGGAAGAACTACCCGCCTTTACATCCGTGGTGTAGGACAGTCACTATAGCGCTAGATGATGATGAATGGTTAGCTAAAGCGACCAGAAGCGCCAGAGACCCAGTGACAGGCAAGACTGTCCAGGTGCCTGCCAACATGACGTATAAAGACTGGTATGAGAAGTATGTTAGACCAAAATACAAAGCGGATAATCTAGATATTTGGAAGATTGAACGTGCTAATAACCAGTATGAAAAGTACAAGTCAATTCTTGGAGATAAGGCGCCTAAATCGCTTGAAGACTATATTGATTTGAAGTATAATAATAAAAAGGGATACGAGAAGTTAAAGGATAGCTTTAGATGGGCTAAAGCGAAATTTCCATCCGAGAAATCTTTTAATGGTCATTTTGAGAAACATAGCGCTGAATTTCCCAATTTTTCTAAAGAGGATTATCAAAAAAACGCATCTTTGCTACTTGCTAGCACTGTAGAAGGCAACATTCTCGGTTACGAGACAGATAGCGGTCGTAGAGTACGCTACGATAAGGTTAATAATATTATTGCGATAGGGCAGAAAAACAAACATAATCAACCCCGGTTGAACACTATGTTAAAACCAGATGAAGGTGAGAAATACTATTATGAAAACTACAAACGAGATTTTCCTGATTGATGGAGAAGAATGCATTCACTGCCCTGTTTGTGGACGGAATGTCATGTTATTTGATGTGTGTGAATGCAATTGGGAAAACACTGGAGAAACAAACATTGACGGCGGTCCGAATAGAATGACGTTAGCTGAAGCAAAAATAGCATTTGCAGAAGGCAGACCCATTATTTAAAATAAGTACTCAAGTAGTAATGAGTCTGAAATTAAATCAATCGAGGTGCTCTAATGGCAAGAGATGACTAAGCATTATCAAAAAGAATTGGGGGGATAAAGTTACAGACCCAAATCTGTTAAATAAAGTTAAGGAGGTACTATCATGGAAGTAATGGCTATGCCCAGCAAAGAAGTTTTGATTTTTACAAAACAAATCCGTCACTGGATTGTTGGCGACAAAACTATTTCAGGAAAGAAACAGTTTTATCTTCCATGAAGATACTCCTCCTGAAATCTTAAAACTTTATCAAGATATAAAATCAAAACTAAACTTTGCTTACTAAACAATCAGGCACCTAGAGAAATCTAAGTGCTTTTTTGTTGCGGAAAAAGAAAGGAGATGTGAATGCTACGTCACTACATCACTAAATACAAAGAAGGCGACCGCTACTATGCTGAGAGTTGGTTACAACTCGAATTATTTGGCAAGGTCTGGTGTTTTAGTTGTAAAAAAATCGATGTCACGCTGAGATTTTAACCGGAAAGGAGAACGCTATGAACAAACGTATCAAGAAGAAACGCTGGCTTGAAATTAAGTTAGCTGAGTGTTTAGCTCGTGAGCATGTGCTTATGTCAGCTGTGACTGAGCAGAATGACAAGATTGTTAAGCAGACAAAAGAAATCACTGACCTACGTTCGATAATCGAACGCAACGCCTATGCTACAAATTCAAGATTTGATTATCTTGAAAAGAAAGTAGCTGACAAGCTGTCCAAGAAGTCTTGGTTTAGTCGTAAATAAGGAGAAGTCGTAGTAATACGGCTTTTTCTTTTGTCTAGAAGAAGGAGATAAGTGTGAAATACCGTAAAAAACCAGTAGTGATTGAAGCAATTCAATTTTTTGACAACCCAGAAACATTGGCTAATCTTTCTGAGTTGGGGTTAGACCCTGTTAATATTGATTACGAAATCCCATCAATGCCTGTACTTAAAATTCCCACTTTAGAAGGGATAATGACGGCGATTGAGGGCGATTTTATCATCAAGGGCGTGCAAGGCGAGTTTTATCCGTGTAAACCAGGTATCTTTGCCGAAACTTATGAAATCGCAGAATAGGAGGTGCCCACATCTTGACAGCAGGAAAGACTGCAATAATTACATAGCCTAACCGTGTCGAATTCGATGCGGTTTTCTTTATGTCCTGTCGCATGACGGAAAACTAGGCAGACGATTGAAAGGACGAAAATATGGCAAGAAAGAAACTTGGCAATCAAAATCCTACTCAATCGGTAATAATCAAATACGTTAAACGAAATTCTAAAGCCAAAGAAGCGATAGAACTCTATGAGCGAACAGGCCTATCTTGCTACGCTTGGCAGGTCAATTTGCTCAATCCAATCATGGCTGTTGACAAGAATGGTCTATGGGTACATCAAAAGTTTGGTTACTCTATCCCACGTCGGAATGGTAAGTCGGAAATCCTCTACATGCTGGAAATTTGGGGCTTGCACAATGGTTTGAATATCCTACACACAGCCCATCGCATATCCACATCGCATTCGTCCTTTGAGAAGGTAAAGCGTTATCTGGAAAAGATGGGCTATGTGGACGGCGAGGACTTCAACTCCATTCGGGCTAAGGGGCAGGAAAGAATCGAACTCTATGAGACAGGCGGTGTGGTCCAGTTCCGTACTCGAACAGGTACTGGCGGTCTCGGTGAGGGATTCGACCTGCTTATCATTGACGAAGCCCAGGAATACACCACGGAGCAAGAATCAGCTCTAAAGTACACTGTGACGGATTCGGATAATCCAATGACGGTCATGTGTGGAACTCCGCCAACACCCGTTTCAAGCGGAACGGTTTTTACCAAATACCGAGAAACGTGTCTGTTTGGCAAGGGGAAGTATTCAGGTTGGGCTGAATGGTCTGTAGATCAGGAGAAAGAGATTGACGATGTAGCAGCATGGTACAACTCTAATCCGTCCATGGGCTATCATTTGAACGAACGTAAGATTGAGGCTGAGCTTGGTGAGGATAAGTTAGACCATAATGTGCAGCGTTTGGGTTTTTGGCCGACTTACAACCAGAAGTCAGCCATATCTGAGACCGAGTGGAACGCACTCAAGATTGACGATATGCCGAAGCTGACAGGTAAGCTATTTGCTGGCATCAAGTTTGGTCAGGATGGCACCAACGTGGCCTTGTCAATTGCCGTTCGGACAGAAGACGGTCAATTCTTTGTGGAAACTATCGACTGTCAATCTGTGCGGAATGGTAGTGCCTGGCTGGTCGCCTTTTTGAAGCAGGCAGATGTGGCTCAGATTGTCATTGACGGAGCTAGTGGGCAGAAGATGTTAGAAGAGGAATTGAAAGACTCTAAAATCCGTAATGTCATCTTGCCAACCGTCAAGGAAATCATCATCGCTAACTCCATGTGGGAACAGGGTATCTACCAGCATACGATTTGCCACAATGGGCAACCGTCTCTGTCAAAGGTCGTGACTAACTGCGACAAGCGGAATATTGGCTCAAATGGTGGTTTTGGCTATCGCTCACACTTTGACGATATGGATATTAGTTTAATGGATAGTGCTTTGCTGGCACATTGGGCTTGTGCTACAACCAAGCCTAAGAAAAAGCAACAAATTAGGTATTAAGTGGACAGGGGCGACCTGTCTTTTTTGATACAAAAATATTACCGAACTGCCGGGAAAGCAGGAGAAAGGAGACATTGATATGTCTGAATTTAAAGTTATCGAAACACAAGAGGAGCTGGATACGATTATCAGGGCTCGTTTGAATCGTCTGAAAGAGCAGTATGCTGACTATGACGAATTGAAATCCCGTGTTTCAACATTGGAAGCGGAGAATGCTGGTCTCAAAGAAACGGTCGCACAATCAAATCAGACTGCAGCTGATTTTGAAAGCCAAATTGAAGGGTATAAGTCAACCATTGCAGATTATGAAACTGCGAAAACGAAGACGGCTATTGCTCTTAAATATGGCTTGCCTATTGAATTTGCTGATCGTTTGCAAGGTGAAGATGAAGCAAGTCTGACAGCAGATGCGGAACGCTTTGCAAGTCTCATGAAACCACAAACTCCAATTCCACCGCTCAAGGATATTGAGCCAGAAGTAAAAGGCGAGGATGCTGCATGGCGTCAAGCTGTGCGTGATTTAACAAACTAAAGGAGTAAAAACATGACAGAAAAAAAACAATCAACTGCTATGAAGGCAGGTACGCTTTTCAATCCTGAATTGGTCAAATCAATTATGTCTAAGGTGACTGGTCATTCAAGTTTGGCGAAGTTATCTGCTCAAACCCCTATTCCGTTCGCTGGGACTGAACAGTTTATTTTCAATTTGGATGGGAATGCTCAAATTGTTGGTGAGGGTGAATTGAAAGGGGCTGGTTCTGCTACTCTTACATCAAAGATTATCAAGCCTCTTAAATTTGTCTATCAAGCTCGTTTGACAGATGAGTTTCTCTATGCGACTGAAGAGAAGAAAATGGATTTCTTGAAATTATATGCGGATGGTTTTGCTAAGAAGATGGCAGAAGCGTTTGATATTGCTGCAATCCATGGTCTTGAACCGAAGTCGCTAACGGATGCCTCATTCAAGGATACAAATTCATTTGATGGCGTTGTTTCGGGTAACGTTGTGGTGTATAATGCGTCTAAAATTGATGAAAACATCGAAACGGCTGTCAAAGCGATTCGTGCGAATGGTGGTGAAGTATCTGGTCTGCTGCTGTCGCCAACAGCTGGAGGCGACCTTGGTAGTCTTCGTGATACAAACAAAAACGCAATCTTCCCAGAGTTTCGTTTTGGACAGAATCCAGATTCATTCTTTGGTATGAAGTCGGATATCAATAAAACCTTGACGGTTGCTGGTGGGTCAGCTAAGAAAGACCATGCTATTGTGGGGGACTTCCAGAATATGTTTAAGTGGGGATATGCTGAAAATATCCCGATGAAGGTTATTGAATACGGTGACCCTGATGGGACTGGTCGTGACTTACAAGCTTATAATGAAATCTTGTTGCGTGCTGAAGCCTTTATTGGTTGGGGGATTTTGGATGCTGATTCGTTTGCTCGTGTAGAGGCTCAAGGATAGGAGGAAATAATATGAATTTATATAAAAATGAAAGAACTGGTGCAGAAATTACTACGGAATGTGAGTTGAAGGGGGACTGGAAACTTGTTTCTGCCTCTGGTAAAGAAGGTAAGAAAAAAGCTGCTTCAGCATCTGAATAAGGGCGCTGAGACGTTGATTCTACGGCATTCTAGGTTGTTTTCATGGGTGTTAGTCTGTGAAAATGACTTAGAATGGCTGTGGTGGAAAGGATTTTTGTGACTGAAATTGAAGGAATAACATTTGCAACTACATCCGACTTAGAGACCTTGTGGAGACCGTTGAAGTTTGACGAAACGGAGCGGGCAGAAGCCTTGCTTGAGATTGTGTCAGACTCCTTGCGACATGAGGCCCAGAAAGTTGGCAAGGATTTGGATAGCATGACCAGTGACAGCTTGGTCTTTGCCTCGGTTGTCAAATCCGTCACGGTAGATGTGGTCGCTCGTACTCTCATGACATCAACAGACCAAGAGCCTATGACTCAATTTAACGAGTCAGCTCTTGGTTATTCGGTGTCTGGCTCGTTTCTAGTACCAGGAGGAGGGCTCTTTATCAAAGATAGCGAGCTGAAGCGTTTGGGACTGAAAAAACAACGTTTTGGAGTGAGGGATATTTATGGGACGGATTAAAGGGATACCAATTATCTTGATTGACAAACAGGTCATTGGCAAGGATTCGTTTGGTCATTCAAAGACTGCAGATGTGGAGATTGTGGTTGAGAATGTCTTGGTTGCGCCCGCGACAACCGAGGATATTACCAATCAAATCAATCTGACAGGAAAGAAAGTGGAATACACGCTAGCTATTCCCAAAGGGGATACAAACCAATGGGAAAATCGTGAGGTATGTTTCTTTGGTCAACGCTGGCGAACGATAGGTTTACCTCTTGAGGGATTGGAACATTTGATTCCGCTTGGGTGGAATAAGAAAGTGCAGGTGGAACGGAATGGCTAGAATGAAATTCAAGTTGAACCATGCAGGTGTCCGTGAGTTGATGAAGTCGCCTGAGATGCAGGCAGTTTTGACTGACAAGGCAAATGCTATCCGAAACCGTGCAGGCGATGGGTATGAATCGGATATCTATGTTGGTAAGACTCGTGCCAATGCTATGGTTTATGCGGATAGCATTAAAGCTAAGCGGGACAACAAGAAGCACAATACCTTGTTAAAGGCGGTAAAATCATGATTGAAGTTATCACGTTGAACTTTTTGACCGAACATCTTTCTGTACCTGTCTATACAGAGCACGAGGAAGAGATGCCGGATAGCTTTGTGGTCTTTGAAAAGACCAGCGGTGGCAAGAAGAACCATCTGTATCAAGCGACTTTGGCGATACAATCTTATGGACAGTCTTTGGAAGAAGCTGCCTTTTTGAACGAAGAAGTCAAACAAGCTGTTGAGAAGATGGTGGAATTGCCGTCTATCAGCAGGGTTGAGTTGAACTCGGACTATAATTTCACAGATACGGAAACCAAACGCTATCGTTATCAAGCGGTAGTGGATTTTATTTATTTTTGAAAAGGAGAAAATTGAATGGCAGATGCAAAACTTGTGTCGTCAGCAAAGCCTGATATTGCTGGGGCGATTTCCTCAGCTCCAACGGGAACGAGCTTGCCGACCAATGCGACTACTAAGCTAAATACAGCTTTTAAAAACTTAGGCTACATTTCAGAGGATGGGTTGACCAACGAGGACACTCGTGAATCGGAAGAACTGAAAGCCTGGGGCGGTGATGTGGTTGATACTCCTCAAACAGGAAAATCAGACAAATTTACCTACACACTCATTGAGGTGTTAAATGTGGATGTCTTAAAAGAGGTCTATGGTCCTGAAAATGTGAAAGGCGACCTTGAATCAGGGATTACTGTGGAGGTCAACTCTAAGGAATTGCCTACGCATCCATTGGTAGTGGATATGCTGCTGAAAAATGGTGCGAAGAAGCGGATTGTCATCCCAAATGCTAAGGTGATGGAAGTCGGGGAGATTACTTACGCCGACAGTGACTTGGCTGGTTATGAAACAACTATCCAAGCGTTGCCTGACGCCAAGGGTAATACACACTATGAGTACATTAAGGGAGCTGGCGAATCGACAGGAACAAGCTCGCCGTCGTCATCGTAAGGAGGTTTAAATGTTTGAAGTAAAAACCAGTACAGGTCTTGTGCTTAGCATTGACCAAGACCGTTTGGAAAACTATGAGCTTTTTGAGGCAATCGCTGCTGAAGAAGCTGGAGACAGCAGTGCCGTGATTCGGATTGTCAATTTGTTACTCGGTGACGAAGCGAAGAAACTCAAGGACCATGTCCGTACAGAAAAAGGGCTGGTGCCTATTTCTGCTCTTGGTGCTGAAATCAAGGATGTCTTTGAACAAGTCAAAGACTTAAAAAACTCGCAATCCTCGCCAGAATGATTGCGGTAGATGAGGATGCTCTTGTCTGTGATTTTGCTGAAACCTATGGCATATATGATTATCGACAGCTACCTATAACTCGGGTAGCTGTTTTCGCTTGTGGGCTAAGCGAGAAATCACGGATTAAGAAGGTCTTGTCTGGTCAGAAGGAAGACTTGGATACTCTGCTGCTTGCAGGTATCTATGATACGGTGCGTTTGCTCTTTTGGGCTAAAACTAAGGATGGACAGGCCGGACGGAATCGTCCAAACTCTGTCACTCAAGCCTTGGAAGGGTCGAAAGTGGAACGTGAAGAGAGGGTCTTCTCATCTGGTGAGGAGTTTGAACGTGCTATGCGTGCGCTAGAAATAGAGATTGGAGGTGAGGAGCATGGCGACTGATTTGGGTTCTGCTTATGTGCAGATAGTCCCGTCTGCAAAAGGCATTAGCGGTTCAATATCTAAATTATTGGGTGGCGAAGTTGATAGTGCAGGTAGGTCTGCCGGGTCAAGTCTCGGTGCCTCGCTCGTCTCTGCTTTAAGTGGAGCACTTGCAGCTGCAGGAATCGGAAAAATAATTGGTTCTGCTTTGAGTGCTGGTGCTGATTTGCAACAATCTTTTGGTGGTCTGGATACTATCTATGATGGTGCACAGGATTCGGCGAAACGTTTTGCACAAGAGGCCTACAAGGCTGGTATATCCGCAAACACTTACGCTGAGCAAGCTGTATCTATGGGGGCTAGCCTGAAACAAGCTCTTGGTGGTGATTCGACCAAGGCAATCAACATGGCAAACGTGGCTATCATGGACATGACAGACAACGCTGCGAAAATGGGTACAGATATCGGTGTTATCCAACAGACCTATCAAAGTTTAGCCCGTGGCAACTATGCCATGCTGGATAACCTTAAGCTTGGTTTTGGTGGGACAAAGGCTGAAATGGAACGTTTGTTGACGACTGCTGAGGGCTTGCCGTCTGCTATGGGTCGCAAGTTTGACATCAGCAACTATGCGGATGTTGTCGAAGCTATCCACCTTGTCCAAGAAAGCATGGGATTGACAGGTGTAGCAGCTGCAGAGGCTGAGAATACTTATTCAGGGTCCTTAGCTGCTATGAAAGCGAGTTGGGAAAATACACTGGCAGGCTTGTCCTTGGGCGAGAATATTGCTCCGCAATTACAAGCCTTAGCGTCGACAACGTCTAATTTTTTATTCGGAAACTTTATTCCGATGGTTGGGAATGTATTCAAAGGTTTGCCATCTGCGATTGGAACGTTTATCGCTGAGGCAATGCCTCTGATTTTGGAGCAAGGAAAGGCACTGTTGTCTGGTCTTGTGATTGGAGTTGAGACAGGGTTACCAGAGTTTGAAATGTTGGTTACAGGTCTGACAGCGAACTTTCGTCAGTGGTTTATCGAAGAGTTTCCAACACTTATGCAAATAGGCGTAGAATTACTTTCTAATCTCGGACAAGGGATTATCAGTGCTATTCCAGACCTGTTGACAACATTTAGCTATATTTTTCTTGATCTTGTTGTTGCATTTGCGAACTTTTTACCTACGATGTTACAAGCGGGTTCTGACTTGCTTTTAAATCTCATTGATGGAATTATCTTAAATATTCCAAACTTGCTGTTATCGGCGCAGGAAATTTTTAGGTCTTTTACGGAAGTTATTCAAGGCTCGTTGCCTCAAATGTTGGAAAAAGGTTCCGAAATTCTTGTTAATTTGGTGCAGGGCATTGTTGAGCGTTTGCCTGAAATCGGTAGTGCAGCGATTGAATTGGTCGGAATGTTTATAGATTTTTTGACACAAAATCTTCCAGATATTTTACAGATGGGTGTTGAATTTGTCGTCAATATTGTGAATGGATTAGTTCAAGAATTACCCCAACTCACTTCCACAGCGTTAGAGCTTGCGGGAGAGTTTTTATCGATGCTTTTATCGAAATTACCAGATATATTGTCTGCTGGTGTGGAAATTTTAACAACTCTAATCAGTGGAATTCTGAGCATTTTAGGGAATATTGGTCAAGTAGCACTCGATATTGGTGCTGAGTTGCTAGGCGGTGTTGAGGACATCGACCTATTTGATGCTGGTGCTGCAATTTTAAGCGGTTTCGTTAACGGATTACGCTCCATGTGGGGAGAAGTAACAAGTTTTGTAGGAGGGATTGCTGATTGGATTGCGAAAAACAAAGGTCCTATCTCTTATGACCGAGTTCTTTTGAAGCCTGCTGGTCTTGCTATCATGCAAGGTTTGAATACCAATTTACAAATTGGATTTAAGGATGTCATGGGAACGGTATCCGGTATGGCCGGAGCGATTGCCAAGCCTTTTGAAAATCAGTCCTTGGCTTATGATATGACTTCGAGTGCATCGGTGGATGTACGTCGAAACTTGCTGTCTTCTACTGGCGATTTGGCTGGAAGTGATGGAGGTAGTAGCTTAAGTGCTCGTTTGGCAAATATTGAGCGCTTCCTGTCTGCTTTGGTGGATAAGGAGTTGGCCGTCTATTTGGACGGTGAAAAAATGGCTCAAAATAGCTATATGCATCAAGGTGCGATTATGGCAAGGGAGGGTATTTAATGAACTATATGATCATCAATGGCTTAGATACTTCGACCTTGGCTGATTGCCATGTTCTTGACTTTGGCAAAGCACAAACTTCAGTCGAGCGGTCTGAGTTGGTGGAAGTCTATGGTGCCAATGGGCAACTACATGTCAGCGAGGGTGCGTATGATGGCTACAACAGGACATTTATCATCACGCTACGACATTTGGCAGATGCTATGCGCTTGATTGAGGTTTTTCAGTCGGAAAATAATAGGGTAGAATTCGGCTATCTGAGGGACAGCCTTTTCTACTGCGACTTGGTATCTAGTAGCTACGTGCCACTTGGTCCGCATCGTTGGAAAGTTGAAATTGCTGTCTATATGCATCCGTTTCGGTATGTTAAAAATCCAGCTGACGTCGTTTTGGCTTCATCTGGTTCTATTCAAAATCCTGGCACGGTCTATTCTGAGCCAGTCATTATCATAGAGGGTTCTGGTCGTGTGACCTTGACCATTGGTCAGCAGGTCATGGAATTAGATTTGGATACTCGAGCGACCATCGACTGCCGTCACAAACGACAGAATGTCTATGATAAGAATGGTGCTGTAAAGAACACCATTCGCAAACGTGGTCCATTCTTCGAGATACCTGTCGGTCGGAGTGGTGTCGCGACAAGTGGGACAGTTACGAAAATAACGATTAAAGGGAATTGGAGGTACAAGGTTTGATCTATCTTAAAGACGGGAATATCCCGCTCAATCTTGCTTATGATGATGACATCGTGCAAGAAGCCAATAGTACCTACCAACTTTCCTTTAAATTTCCGCTGACTGATGGGAAGTGGAATCTGCTCAAAAGAGAAGTCTTTCTGCTGGCTGATGATCTGCACGGCGAGCAAGAGTTTTTTATTTTTGAAGTAAAGAAAGCCAATGGCTATGTGCAGGTTTATGCTAAGCAGGTCGCAACACTCTTGAATTACTACTCTATCAACTCAATCTCGGTTGACAGGGTACCAGGGCAGACGGCTATGACTGCCTTAGCTGGTAGTATCAAGCGGAACTGTCCGTTTACCTTTTTCAGCGACATCATGGATCGTCATACGTTTAACGAGTCAAATGTTTCGGTTATGGATGCTTTAACCAAGGATAAACACTCTATTGTTGGACAGTGGGGTGGCGACTTGGTGCGTGACAAGTACCAGGTTAAATTGTTAAAAAATGGCGGTATTGAGAATGAGTCGCTGTTTATGTACAAGAAAAATCTCAGTAGCTACGAAGAGTCCGAGAATATCAACAACTTAAAGACACGATTGCATCTCAAAAAGACAATCCAAGGACAGTCTGAGGGTGAGGCAGACCGTGTTATTGCTGTGACAGTGGACAGTCCGTTGATTGGGCAATATCGTCACATCTACGAAGCAGACATTGAGGTCAATGACCAGGATGTGACAGATGTTGCTAGCTTGACAGCTTATGGTCAGCGCTATTTTAGCTCGACTCTTTGCGATCTGGTCGAAAACTCAATCAATTTGGATGTCAAAGGTAAGTCTGACGTATCTGTTAAGATGTTCGACACAGTAAGTGTATTCCACGAGCGATTCGATGTTGATTTGCGTTTGAAAATTACTAGCTACCATTTCGGACCGATGTCTAAGCGATTGAAGTCAATCGGATTTGGTAAGGTGTCGCAGACATTTGGCTCTACAGTGGCTAGTATGGTTGCTGGTAGTGTAGATAAAGCTACAAATACATTATCAGCATCCTTTGAACAGAAACTGCAGAAGGAAATTGACAATGCTAACCGTCATTTTGATGCTGAATTTGAAAAGCGAGTCGAGGAAATCAACGACGGCATCGAACAAGCTCAAGCTGAAGCTGAACGTCACGCTGACGCTATTAAGCAAGCTATTGATACTGAAATCTCCCAAGTCAACACCTCCATGCAAGCACAATCACAGGAACACGACAGACAGGTCGCAGATATATTGTCCAAAACCCAGTCTGTCGAGTCGCTTGCCAACCAAGCCAAGGCGGATGCTGCTAGTGCATTGGCTAGGGCTAACCAGGTCAAGACGGAGGCTATCGCAGATGCGAGAGCACAGGTTGCGACGGTTAGTCAAGCCTTAAACACAGCTAAGATTGAGCTACAGACGGCAATCGCAAACGCCGACCAGAAGGCTAGAGATAGTCAAGCAAGTGCTACAGCCCTGCGCAATGACCTTAACTTGCAAGCTAGCAAGTTTTTGGAGCAAGCACGAGCACAGACGGATTTGACTAGCCGTGTGACGACTGTAGAGACTTTAGCCGATGGCACGAGGTTGACTGTTGCAGAGCTGTCTAAAACGGTCTCTCAGGCAACTGGGGACATCGCTAGTGTATCAAGTCGGACTAAGACTGTTGAGGATGGTCTAGTAGGTGTTAAAAATAGCTATGGAACTATTAGTCAAAAAGTAAACACTCAGACTGGTCAAATTACTAGCATTAATCAAAGAACAGCTCAACTCGAGTCTGGTCTTAATGGCGTTAAAGAGAAGTTCGAAAACATAAAAATCGGCTCAAGGAACTACTTTAGTCAGTACTTGGCAAACTATGACACGTCTGGTATTTATGCTATTCGTCTTGTTAGCGAAACACAGCCTATCACGGTTACAGTAACTGACAAGGACACGTCTGTCAATGTATCTGGTTGCTACTTTGGGTTGTTTAAAGATAAATTTGCAAAACAAGGTGCGCTATGGCTTTTATCAAATGGCACTTTGTACAATGCTAAAAAAACAATATCAGGCTGGCCGCTACTGGCTGTTTATCCGAAAAATCAAGCCACGCTTGATAAGATTTTCAGTCGTTACAAGGTCATGGTCGAGATTGGGAATATCGCGACCGATTGGGTGCCTGCTGAGGAGGATTTTAGACATGAGCTTGCTACTTATGTCCGAAATGCGGAAGAGGATAGTACAGAGCTATCTAGACGGATTGAAACTGCAGATGGTAAGGCAGTTGATGCCAAAGCCTATGCTCAACAGACGGCTGAAGGTTTCAAGAGTCGAATTGAAAGCTTGGAAACCTACAAGGACGGCGAAGGCACACGAGCTAGCCAGTATTTCACTGCTAGCCGTGACGAAACAGCCCGTCAGGTAACCGCTTTACGGACAGCAGTCACAGACGGCTATGTAGCTAAGGCTAAGTATGAGGAAGATGCTAGAGGTGTGACACAGCGGTTTGAGAGTTTATATGTTGGCGGCACTAACCTATTGACAGGTACGGAC